ATGCTCATCCGTGTATCTCCCCTGTGTCGTCATAATCCATTTCATGGTGCATTCTCTCTACGTCTCGTAAAAATTCTTCGTAAGCGTCTTCAGGCGTATAAAGTTCTACAGCTATTGACTTCCAAAATTCTAACTCAGCGAACAACTCGTCGTTTTTATGAATTAACTTATCAATGTTCATAAGTATCCTCTCTATGTCTAATCAACCTATCTTCAAATGCTTCCAACAGTTCCTCACCGTTTATCTCTAGCACTTCCAATATAGTTATCTCATCGTGGTCGCGTAGGAACTGTTCCTTGTATTCTTCAAACGACATTTTTAGCTCCTACATAATCCAGTAGTTTATCTATTGTCTTAACAGTGTAGCACTTAAAACCCTGCTTCTCGCACCACTGCTCCATGGTCATCTTGCTACCCTTACGTACCTTTGTCAACGGATTAGAAAGAATGAACACTAACTCCCACTCTGGCATTGAGTCTCGGATGGCGGTGTACTTTTGTGTGTCGCCTATCCTGAAGTATCCCTTAGCCTCGACTAGTATTGCCTTCTCTTCATGTACAAAGTCCGGTACGTACTTCCTGTGTATAGTATAGGGAAGCCTGTATGGTTCGTATAAGAAGTCGTTGGTTAGCTTCTCGTCTATCGCTGACTCTAAGCCCGACCTAAACTTTTTCTTACTCATCGAACTTTAACTCCTGTACATTTGGTTCCTTAACTACCTTACACAAGAACTTAGGTTTGTGTGAGTACTTAAACACCCTAAGGTCAGGGAAGCAATGCCTCTTGTACTGACAATAAGAACAACCTAACGCTAACTCCATGTTGCCTGACTTGCCATCTGGCTTTGGCTTGTGACAGTAGGTGTCAGGCTCTGGCTTTTTTACCATGTCTTTAAGATGGTCTACCCTCTCGGTAATCGTAGATTCAAAATCAAGAACTTCTTGAACCTTGGGGTCAGCCATGTCGTACTTGAGGAACGTAAGGTAACCGTTCGTCTTGTCCATCGCTAACCAACCTATCTCACTAGCACCTTCTGAATGAGCGTAAGCTTTAATCTGATCAACGTAACCGAAGGGGTCATCGTGTAACAACGAACCGTCCTTGAACTTCTTAAAACCAAAACTACTAGCCGACTTAACATCAGTCACTACACCGTCAATCTTACAGTCCATTGAGCCGCGAATGCCGTTCACTTCGCACTGCTTCTGCTCATCTGTAACCTCATGTCCTGACATCCGTGTTAAGAACAACAGCATCTCTTCAATGAGATGACCATACATAAACTTAATGTAGGTGTGAGGATCTATCTTCTCCTTCTCTGTCCCCGCTACTACATTCCAAAGGTAACGGTCTGTGCGTCCAATGTTAGACAACCTTAGCGTCCGTTTGTCTTGTCGCTTCTCTCTGCCAAACTCGGTACGCATCAAGGCTTTAACACCCTCCCCAAACTTCTCAATCTCAGCCTCTACGTCTACCGATGGGTCAGCATCTTTTGTCTCCATCATTTTGTAGATGTCAGCTACTACTGTATCAGTTGTTTTCATTTAGCACCTCTATCGCTTCCTCTGGTGAGCATTTGAACCATTCGTTCCTACGTTCAAACTGTTGAGCTAACTTATAATGTGCTTTACCTTCAGCCTTACGTCTATCTTCTGCATTATAACTATAGTATAACACATAATCACGGAAAGGACAACTAGTTTGATAGCTATTCAACCTGTCCTCAGCGTCAACTGCCATGCCTACCTTAACCCACTCAGGCCAAGCAGGGTTGATAGCTATGTATACCTGACCTTCCGTGCTTTTATCGTAGTTCTCTAAGGAACTAAAAGCCGCGTCAGAGAAAGCCCTATAGCGTCCTGCTTTATATAGAGGGTGAGACTTAGGAATGTACTTGCCGTCAACAAACATCCTGCTAGTGTTCTTTCTGTTGTGAGCCTCTACACTACGCCTACCTCCGTCACTCTGACCTACATACCACCACTGTCCCTCTTCGTATATACAGTTTTTATTAGTGGGTATCTGCCCATGTGTCTCCGACTTTGTACTCGCCTGCGAGGGGACAGTTGAGCTTGTAGTGGAGTCCTGCCGCTTCGATGCAACTGGTGGCGAGTCTTCCGAAAACATCAGCTTCATCTGATCGTACTTCTGTTTGAATTTCATCATGTATATTTCCTATAATCTTATAATCAATGTTCCATTTGGTTGCGTACTCATCTAGCAAACACAGTGCTTTCTTCATAACGATTGCACCTGCGCTTTGTAGTAGAGTGTTTAGTGCCGCGTGTTCTGACCGTACATAGACCCTTCTCCTATCCAGTCCAAAAACATAACCTCTTCCTGAAGCCACTCCAACTCGTTCTCGTAACCTTCCAAGAGCAGGCGTATTGCTGAGGAACTTTTCCTTAAGTCGCTTACCATCTTTAGCAGTTCCTCCGACGATACTTCCGATCTTTGCATCTCCTGCGCCGTATAGAAAAGCGTAGATGAAAGTCTTTGCTTGGTCTCTAGTAGCAAGCCCCGAAGCCAACTGGTTTGCCGTGTGTATATCTCCCGTGAGAATTTCATTAGTGTACCTCTCGTCGTTCATGTAGTGTGCAAGCATACGTAACTCCAAACCACTTGCGTCCATACCTACCAAGGTGTATCCACTAGGTACTGTCCAGACCTCGCGACACTCTCTACCGTAAGGCGAGTAGACTGCCGGAACCTGACCCATGTTTGGTTTGGAATGCGTCATACGTCCTGTCACTGCTCCGTTAGAGTTCACGTAACCATGTACCCTACCGTTGTCCTGAACTGCATCCACCCAACTCTGTATCTGTGCGATACGCTTCTGTACCATAAGGTACTCACCAATAAGCTCCGCTTCCGGTATACCCTTCACTTTATTAAGAACGCTCTCATCAACGATTGGCTGTCCTTTCTCTGTGAAGGTCTCTGGTTTCCATCCGAAGTATTGTAGGTAACGTCCTATCTGTTGACGTGAGCCTAAGTTAAACTCTGGATAATCCAGTCTGCTAAAGGGTGCTACTGCTGTCGTCCAATGATCTCCCAAGAACTTGAGGCCAACTACTGAGTAACTGCCGTCCTTCTTTACCTTGGGTGTTATCTCCTTAATGAATGTCGGTAGAGGTTTGAACTTCTCATGTACCTCATCCTCCAAATCAAACTTTCTTTCCTTGAGTTTGGCTAACAAACCAAACGCTTTCTCCTGATCTAAAAGCCATCCGTTCTTAATTTGCTGGCTAATAATCCCTTGTACCTGACCTTCAAGCATAAGGCTTTCAGTTCCAAAGCCATCAAGGTCACGAAGTAATCTCTGGTACACCAGTTCATTAACCCGTACATCTTGCTCACAATACTCCACCATATCCTGAGAAAAATTATCCCAATCATTATGTTCTCCTTTAGGGAATCCCAATAGCTGACCCCAGTTCTCCAGTGAATGTCCTCCCTCCCGTGATGGTTGGGCTAATCTGGACATGACTAATGTGTCAGTAATTTTACACTTACTAAAGTCTACGTTGAGAAGCTGTTCCAAAACTGGAATATCATAGCCAATAATGTTATGACCGATGACTTCTAGTTCACCTTGCTCCTTAATCCAGTCCTTGAAACAAACGAGGTCATCACCTGACCAAGTAGTGTATTCCTTAGCCCCTCTTTCGTAGGCTATAATGCACCATACCTTGTCAGGGTTAAGTCCATTAGCTTCAATGTCAAAGACTATCTGCTTCATTAAAACTCCGATTCATCTACCGGACATACCGTTTCTATCATACGTCCTGAGTCTTTATCATAGAACAAGTAACAAGCCGCACCTGTGAGTCCAACAAACCTGTTCTTCAGAACTCGTACCGTGGTGGTGTTGCGTGTCGTCGGGTCAGCGTGTTGTTGGTCACGTTCCAAACCAATAACTATGTCGCTAAGTTGCGCGATTGCCGCCGAACCTCTGAGTTCTCCCAAACTAATCTTACCTCCGTCCTCGTGCGCCTTCTGTCCTGAAGGTCTACGCAAGTGTGACACCAAGAACAAACCAACTCCTGTCTCTTGAACTAGCTTACGTAGGTTAGTCATAATACTGTCGATTGCCTTACGCTCGTCACCATTGTCCTGATCTGACACCACGATGCTAAGGTGGTCAAGGATAATCCATTTGCAGTCCAAGCCCTTAGCCATGTACCTGATACGACCCAAAAGATTGTCTTCGCTAGTACTGCCCCAATGGTCGAACATAAAGATACGTCCTGATCCTAACGTCTTCTCCCAATAGCCTCGCTTCTCTTCTTCAGTCACGTCCTTGTCTAAGTGTAACTGCTTCTCTGCTTCGATAGACATGATACCTAACGCTGTCTTGGGTATGTCTTCTTCCAATGCTAGGATGCCGATGTTATCTTCGGTAGCACCAAGGAGGTAGTGTTCCAACTCCCTGACGATTTGACTCTTACCCATTCCCGAACCACTGGTGATAGTAACCAACTCTTTCTCCCTGAACCCGTGAGTAAACTCATTGAGGCATTGCCAAGGGTAGGGTACTGACACTGTGTTCTGTTGTTCGATAATGAGGTTCCAAGTATCGTCACCTGCAACAATACCATCAGGCTGATAAGCCTTAGCATTCCACCACTCCTTTACAAACGCTTGGACTTGACCACCCTTCAGCATATCTCCTGCGTCTTTCATCGGTAGGGTTACGTTCTTTGCTTTGTTGGGGGTGAATAAATCAAGTACTGACTTGGCTGCTTCCTGTCCTGCCTTGTCGTTGTCGAAACAGATTACAACATTCTCAAAAGATTCTAACCATTCGAGGTTGGCTTTGATGTCTTTGCTTGCTCCGGCTGCTCCACTTCGGATGGAAACGACTGGCCACTTTCCGTCGAACATCTCGTTGACAGCCATTGCGTCCGCTTCGCCTTCTGTAATCGTGATGTATTTACCGCCGCTCTTGAAAGCCTGTTGCCCGAATAGACCCGCATTATCAAAACCACCTGTTGCATAAAACTGTTTGTTGTTTACGATACGAACCTTCGTACCAATAGCACCACCGCCATCCTTATCAAAGTAAGGGTAGTGATGTTTCGTTATCTTGCCTTCCGTGTCGTACTCTACTGTCACTCCGTATCGTTTAGCTACGTCCTGTGAGATACGTCGGTCTGGTATTCTTGCTGTTACTCCTGTCATTTCTAATATCCTTTGTGGTTTACGTGAAACAAAGTCTGAGGCAGTTCCGTTGCCTCTCTCGTAATGGTTACAGCCTGCCGTGAAGCAGACTGCGTGTCCATCTGAGTACCTTGCTAGATTGTCACCTGAGTTACATGATGGACATGGCTCGTGACGTAGAAAGGTAGACTCTGCTGTCATTAGAAGTCCTCACCATCTTCACCTGCCTCGGCAACCTCAAGCACCTTGACTTTGTTAAGATAGGTAGACGTACCATGTACCGGATGTGGCTGACCTTCTGCCCACAAGAGTCGCACCTTGGAACCTCGTGTCACTCGGCCTACAAACGGCTGACCTGACGCATCCAAGACGGGCACCTCATACTTCGTGCTGAACTTACGTTGCTTAGTGCCTTCGTACTCGCGTAGCTTGACACCCTTTGCTTCCAAGTCACCGGCATCTGCATCGTCAAGACTAATGACCATAGAATATTTACCAGTTGACTGACCCTGAAACACTTCATGTTCGTTTAGGTTTTCAAACGCTACTGTACCTTCGATAACTGCCATACTATTTTCCTTCTTTGCTTTAAGTTATGACCCTAAGTACACCTTAGGATCGTTTGGTTTAAACTTTATTGATTTATTAAAGAACATAACATAAGTATATTATAGCATTAATTATTGCTAATGTCAAACCCTAATTCACTTAGGTCTACATTCTCTTCTTCGCTCGTTACTCCGCCACCCTCGAATGCAAGTGCCGCATTAGTTGAAATACTCATACAATTATAACACAAATCTAAAGGCTTGTCTGTATTATAATCAGTACGCCTTAACTCTGATTCCGTCATAATAGCGTCACACGCTTTACATCTACTCATTTTGTATGCACTCCTATAGTGTCATAATGTACCTTGTTGAAGTCGCTACGTGCCATTGTATACAGGTCGTGCTGTATGTGCTGGCGTGCGGCCTGTTGCATCTCTGCTACGCTCATGGCGTACATCAGGTACTCCGTAACTTCGTCCACCCTTACGTGGTCTTCCTTGCTAATCCAGTCACTGTTCTCATAACCTATCAGCTCTTCTTTAATCTTGCTCATCGTCCCAATGCTCCATAGTTTCTTTGATGCCCCAACAGAGGCACAGAATCAAACCCAAATAAAATAATGTCTCAACAATAATCATTCTTCCTCAGCCTCCGTCCATACGTTCCCCAGTGTAACAATAAAGAAGGGCAATAGCAAGACCAATCCGTCGAAGGCCATCGTGCTTAACTCCCCGTCCTGTAATGTCCACATTGGGCGGCTCTCTACGCTCTCTATGTCCAACCCAATGCCGAACCTAGGCTCTATGTTTAAAAACATACCTGCAATATTAAACTGCATCTGTAATTCTCCCGCTGTCGTCCACTAAATCCTTCACGAATAAACCGTCCACCATTTTTCCGGTGCGGTACTTAATATCATTATAGGCCACGTTCATACAGTCCGTCAACGTTAAATTGTGTCGCTCGCATAGGTTTATTAGTACGACCAAAATGTCACCTACGTCGTCGCTAAAGTCTTGACTGTGTTCTATGTTGACCCGTAGCTCTTCTACCTCTTCTAGCAGCTTCTCAAACTGTTGATGGTCTGTGCTGCCCTCAATAAGGTTACGTGCGTTGTGCCAGTCGATAATCTGTTGTTCTAATCTGTAATACGTTGTCATTCTGTCTCCTCTCTCTCTTCTAGTTTACGTTTTAAAATATCCTGCCAGAAATCTATTTCTCTCTGTGAGCTTTCAGTTATATATTTTATATCCCTGAATTGGCTCTGCATAGATTGCCAGTATCTTATATTGGATTTTATTTTTCGAAGAGTCATTGCGTATCCTCCGTTCTATAGTTTACCTGCTCTTTAATATCTGCAATCACTAACTGTAATTCCGTTAGGCTTTGCCCTAGCTCCTCTATGGTTTCAGCTAGTAAGTCGTTCTCTGTGGTGTTATCTGTAATCATAGCTTCTTCACCTTCTCATAGTATTTTAATTCATTATGTAAGTGTTCTAGGGCGTACAGGTCGTCCTCGTCCGGCTCAAAGTTCTTATCTCTGAATAGCACCTCGGCCATCATGGTAACTTCCAGCATCATATCCCCGAACTTATCCCGAACTTCCCCTATATCTACGTCAGTGTCTACGCCGTCAAAATATGGGTCTCTCGCGTCCTCTTCACTTACTCTGCATCTATAATCGTTCATTTTTTTGCTCCGTATCCTTTTAAAGTACACTCAATACATATTTCTACCGTCGAGCGTAGATGATAACCCATTGGTTTCTGACAGTCAAGACATTTTACAATTATGTGAGACCTCCAATTACCTACGCTATTCTCCTTATCGTTCATAACATTCTCCATAAGTGTATAAACACCGCCATAATTAAACTACCTGCTACAAAACCCCCTAAGAATATCAAAGTTAAGTCAACAAGTCTTCTATATTTCCAGTCTTTTTTCATCACGACACCCCGAGTTCTTTCTTCAAGTTTGCAATCTTAGACAACAAGCGAGAGTCAACGTAGTTCCCCTGATCTTCTGCCTGCTTCTCCCAATCCTTCAACATTTTCTGTAGCTCTTCAATTGTATACATCTTATACACCCTCTTTGTAGACTGTAACCAAACCGCTAATGTGTACGGCGTAAACTGTTTTCTCATCCAAGCGCATATACACTTCACTGCCGCGTTCCCACCACTTGAAGTCTTCCGGAAAATCATTCTCCGAACGGACTCTCCTGATTGCCTTACGCATCTCATCTGTTACTTTCATAGTGAACCTCTTTCGGGTAATAGTAAGTTTAATGAGTGACACTCTACACGAATGCCACCGATAAATCTACTACTTATTTTTACATAGTTCGCCGTAACACTCCTTGTCGTAAGCCTTCTGCCATGCATGGCCGACCTCGTTGTCGCTGTAGTCTGCTATGATTTCCTCTGGCTCGTCGTTGAAGTTGTTACATAGGAACCAAGTGCCTTCCTCCTGTCCCTTCCGCAAGACTATCTCAGTCGAATCGCAAGCCTCCGCGTTCTCCTTGGCCTCCTTGTAGGATGTTCCTGTATAGTCAAGCTCGCCTTCGCCGTAAATCTCGATTGTGTAGCCCTCAGCCAAGCCCCATTTGATCAGGTGTAAGTGTGATTTTTTCATTATGCGTTCCTCCAGTCATCTGCTTCTACAATTATGTTATAACCCAAGCCCTCAGCCGCTTTCAGTACTGACTCTGATAGAGTCTTGGTTCCTGCTATGCCTGCGAAAGTTACCGCGACTTTGTTGACAGGGTAGAACATTTTCTTTCCGTAAACTTCTTTGATTTTGATTCTAAAATTCATATTATTTCTCCCAATTACTTTCAATTGCTAATTTTATTGCCAGCGGGTTGAATACTGCGCCATCGGGGGTCTTATCGGGCAAGGCTATCAGTAAGCGACGCACTGCTCGTTTAAGGCTGATTTCAGGATACTCAGACATCCACTCCCACTCAGCGTACCAATCAGGGTCGTTATGCAACCAGAGACAAACATTCCAAGCATTCCAACTACGGTGACCATTATATTCTTTCATAGTGATTTTCTCCAAGTTATACAATAAAGTTTAAGAAGGCTTTGAAGCCGTATATTAACACAAAAGCCCAGATAAAATAACCACTGATTTCAATAATATCATCAAACATTTTACACCTCCTAGTTAAGTTATGCGTAGACACTCGCTAGAATGCCTACTGATAACCTTACTATGCGTCAAGCCATGCCTTCTCAGCTTTCTCTGCTTCCAAAACTGCCAGATCAAGCTTAGCTTTTTCCCTAGATACCTCAGCTTTACGCACCGCAAGCTCTGCTTTGCTCACCGGATCGTCACCGCCGTATGATTTCAGGCTCGCATGGTGATTTTTGTGCCAGAGGTAGTCCAAGCTCGCGTAGATTGCTTCAGCTTCCTTAAACTTCATCGCATAGTAGGCAACACTGCTGTTCTCGTCTTTAGCCCTATCTAGCCTCTTAGCGGCCTTCGCTGCGACCTCACCGGCTCCGGTAAGTAGGTGGCAGACAATGTTGTTATCCTTAATATTAATATTGTAGTTCATGGGTATTACCTCTCAGTTAAGTTATGCGCAAGCACTCGCTAGAATGCCTGCTGATAACTAAACTCCTTCGATGTCTTCGATTTTATAGATTTCAAGGATAGGTTTCAAGCTCTTCCGCAAACCTGCTGACCAATCTTCCAAAACTCCGTCCCTAACCGCCGCAATATGTCCTCTGATGTGGAATACATATCGACCGTCTTTCGGTACGTTTTTGCTGACAGTGTGCAAGGTTTTGCCAAATTTCCCTGTATCAACTGGAATCGCTACCTTACCATGCTCAGCGTACAAGGCCAAAGAGTGATGAAAGTACACGCCACCACAGCCGTGCCTGTATCCTCTTGCTTCCAGCTTGGACTTGGCTATGCCAAACGACCAATCGTTTATCACCGCCGCCGCAATCACTGCGCAATAACCTCTGTCACTGTAATGCCTCGCTGCGACCTTGGCTAATTCTGCATATGAATGCTTGAATTTTTTCTTGAATTTAGCAGGCTTTTTCATTGTTGTTTCTCCTGATTTTAAATGCTCACCGCAACCGACTGGATTCAATCGACTCCGGTGAACATCCTGATTTTGTCTTGGTGGCGTTCTTAACCTTCACGTTACCGCTACTTCCCACCGCTAAACTGACCTAATCATTCAGTTCGATCCTGATTCACTCTGCTTTCACGACCTTGCAAGCCATGGCTTCTAGGGGTCATTACCGTAGTCTACTAGCAGTAACACTCAGGTCAAGATGCGCGACTTAAACTCGCTAGCTAATTGATCAACGCCCATGGACGTTACAGCTAGTAGATATTGATCCCGTTTAAGCCTCTACCGCGTCTTGATGGTTGCCATTTTACAGAGGTTAGCTCAGGTGTCAAGCGTTTTTTTCAAAATAATTCAAATAAATTTTACTTTGATTTTCGCATAGTAGTAGGAGTAGTCTCAGGGTATCCTAAGGCATCCTCACACCTTCAGTTTTCACACGATCCTTTTGTCGCGTCATGTGCGCGCATCGCGTCAAGTAGTACCACCTCGGAATCCAAATGGCTCCTCATTATCGTGGGCGGGGGGCATTATTACGCGCATGTATATGTAAGAGTACCCGCCTGTATACAAAAAAAAGCCAAATGACTAATTAAATGACAATAAAAGAAGTACAAAAAGGAAAGGTAAGCTATTGATTTCCTTATGTATACTTATGTATAACAAAAGAATATAAAAGGAGGCCGAAAACGGACATAAAGGTTCTAAGAAATATAGTAAATTAGTTAAAATAAAGCTTGACATTTACTAAGAAATATGTTATAATATACTTATAGTATAGATTATTATAATTTAGTTATTTCCTTTAAGGATTATAATTAAAGAATAAACTTAAAGTGGTCTAAAGTATACTTAAGTATACTTAGGTAACCAAAGGAGAATTTAATGTCCGACGATACTAACGCTGTAGCGAAGCGTAAGCGGGGTCGCCCGAAGAAGTCAGAGATGGTCAACCGCAGTAGAGGTAAGACTGGTCTAGGCAGAGGCAGGCCCAAAGGTGATGCAGCTATCATTAACGAATATAAAACGAGAATGTTGTCATCCCCTAAGTCGGCTAAGGTGTTAGAGTCTATCTTTGATGCAGCGTTAGACGATGACCATAAGAATCAGGCAGCCGCTTGGAAGCTAGTAATGGATAGAGTCTTACCAGCCAGCTACTTTGAGAAGGATAAAGCTGGAGGAGCCAAAGGTGGAATCAACATCTCGATTACCGGAGTGGGCGGAGAAACTACTGTCATCTCCGAGAACACAGACCAAGAGCAAGATATTATTGACGGAGAGTTCACCGATGTATAATCCAAAGTACTTTGCCTTGAGTGAGTTCAACTGTCAAGAAACAAATGAAAATGATATGCAGGAAGAGTTTCTAAAGAAGCTCGACCTACTGCGCGTAGCCTGTGGTTTCCCCTTTGTGATTACTAGCGGATACCGTGGTGATAACCACTCGAACGAGAGAAACAAACCTAATGGTGGTGGAACACATACGAAAGGCATTGCGGCAGATATTAGAGCGTTATCAGGAACAGAGAGATACGCAATCGTCCAACACGCACTCGCCCTTGGGTTTACAGGAGTGGGAGTGGCTAAGTCTTTCGTTCATGTTGATATACGGTCTACAGTACCTGTAATGTGGACTTACTAGTATGGGAACTATTAACTGAGGTGTAAAATGGCAGGTGCGGCGATTGGTAAAGTATTGGCAAAAGGTCTTACTCAAGGTCTCGCTAAGAACGTAGGTAAAAAAACAGCAAATAGTGGAGCCTTAAGAAACATGGCTAAAACCAAAGCTTTAGAAAACGTAAGGCAGTCTAGTATAATTGAAGCTCAGAAAACTAAAGAAAAACTTTCAAAAAAGAAAGCCTTTAAAGAAACACTTAAGAAAGCTAAAGCTAACAAACAGAAAAGCTTTACGTTTGAAGGTGTTCGATTTATAACTAATAATTATTAAATGACTGACCTTAATATATCCCTACTACCGTGGCAACAGCAGGTGTGGGCGGACAATAAGCGCTTTCAGGTTGTCGCTGCGGGTCGTCGTACAGGTAAGTCTCGCTACGCTGCTTGGAAGTTAATCGTTAAAGGGTTGGAAGCTAAACGTGGTCAGATATTCTATGTTGCCCCTACACAGGGTCAGGCTAGAGACATTATGTGGCAGGCTTTGTTGGAGGTGGGTCATCCAGTTATTAGTTCCAGCCATGTAAACAACCTACAGATAAAGCTAGTCAACGGTATTACCATCGCCCTAAAGGGTGCTGATAGGCCAGAGACTATGCGTGGTGTCAGCCTCTACTACCTCGTAATGGATGAGTATGCCGACATGAAGCCGGAGGTCTGGGAACAAATCCTAAGACCTGCCTTGGCGGATTTAAAGGGTGAAGCCTTGTTTATTGGCACGCCTATGGGTCGTAACCACTTCTATGACCTGCACCAGTACGCTAGTATCTCCAACGATGAGGACTGGCAGGGTTACCACTTTACAAGCTACGATAACCCCCTTCTGGACAGCGCAGAGATTGAAGCAGCTAAGAAGTCGATGTCAGCCTTCTCCTTCCGACAGGAGTTCATGGCGTCCTTTGAGGCAGCGGGTGGTGAACTCTTTAAGGAGGAACACGTTAAGTTCTCCGAGGAAGAACCGGAGGACGGACAGTTTTATATTGCAGTTGACTTGGCAGGATTTGCGGATGTTGAAAAAGCAACAACTAAAACCAAACGACTTGACCAAACGTCAATTGCTGTGGTTAAAGCGAACACTGAAGGCTGGTGGGTTGCTAATATCATACATGGGCGCTGGGGCGTCAAAAAGACCGCCAGAAAAATCTTTGAGGCAGTCCGAGACTACCAACCAGCAGCCGTAGGGATTGAGAAAGGGGCATTGAAGAATGCTGTCTATCCCTACCTAAACGACTTAATGAAGAAAAACCAAAGGTTCTTCCGCGTAGAAGAGCTAACCCACGGCAACAAACGTAAGGTAGACCGTATCGTATGGGCGTTGCAGGGTAGATTTGAACACGGTAACCTTGTACTTAACAAAGGGGAGTGGAATACTGAGTTCCTAGATGAGCTATTTCAGTTCCCAAACAAGTTAGTACATGACGATTTAATTGACTCATTGGCTTATATAGACCAGTTAGCACAGATAGCCTATGCTGTTGACTTTGAGGAAGACGAATATGAATTTACTGACTACTATTCAGGATATTAAACTATGTTAGACAAAGAAAAGTTTCACTTAGAACGCTTAGAAGACTGGGTAGAATCAAAATGCACCGACTGGCGTGACCATTTCGAGGCTAACTATTCCCAAAAGTTTGATGAATACTACCGTTTGTGGCGTGGTCAGTGGTCTGCTGAAGACAAAACACGACAATCAGAGCGTTCCAAGATTATTTCCCCTGCATTACAGCAGGCTGTGGAGTCTTCCGTAGCGGAACTGGAGGAAGCTACCTTCGGTCGTGGTAAATGGTTTGATATTAAGGACGATG